TTAACAGCGTTTAGTATGCATCCAGACGTTCCTAGCTCACAATTTTTTTTAGAATATGTGGCTAGACCGCAAACTGCTGAAATATTTTTTGAAGATGTATTAATGGCGATCGTTTTTTACGGAATGCCTATATTGGCGGAAAATAACAAACCTAGATTATTATATTATCTTAAAAGAAGAGGCTATAGAGGTTACTCTATGAATAGACCTGATAAATTATTTAATAAATTATCTGTAACCGAAAGAGAATTAGGTGGTATACCTAATAGCTCTGAAGATATAAGGCAAGCTCATGCGTCTGCAATTGAATCTTATATACAAAATCATGTTGGTATGCATGAAAATGGAGACTACGGTAATATGTATTTTCAAAGAACATTGCAGGACTGGGCTAAATTTAATGTAAACAATAGAACAAAATACGACGCATCTATTAGCAGCGGACTAGCTATAATGGCTTGCCAAAGACATTTATATTCTCCGCGCAGTATAAGAGAAAAGAAAAAAGTAGATTTTGGATTTTCAAAATATAATAATTCAGGATTAAAAAGTAAAATAATACAATAAAGATGGCAGAAGCTACAGGACAAGTTACCCAATTTCCCAGCCAATCAGTAAGCGACGCAGAAAAAGCAAGCGAAGCTTATGGGATGGAAGTGGCCAGAGGTATACAAAACGAATGGTTTAGAAAAAACTCTGGGACGGGTAGATTTTTACAAAATCAGCGTGAGTTTCATAGATTGAGGCTATATGCGCGAGGAGAGCAGTCTGTTCAAAAATATAAAGATGAATTTTCAGTAAATGGAGATTTATCATATTTGAACTTAGATTGGAAGCCAGTACCTATTATACCTAAATTTGTAGATATTGTTGTAAATGGTATGCAAGACAGACTGTTTACAATAAAAGCATTTGCACAGGATCCAACCTCTGTAAAAGAAAGAACTAATTTTGTTGAAATGATCCTTGAGGATATGAATACTCAGGACTTGATTACAGAGATAGATGAAAAGCTTGGTGTTGATGTGCGAAATATTAAGCAAGAAGATCTGCCCTCTAATGCGGAAGAACTTGAGCTGCATATGCAGATTGGTTATAAACAATCTATTGAAATAGCGCAGGAACAAGCAATTGATAATGTTTTTAAAAGAAATAATTATCCAGAACTAAAGAAAAGAATTGACTACGATCAAACCGTGCTTGGTATTGCGGCAGCAAAACATACTTTTAATAATACAGATGGTATTAAATTAGAGTATGTAGATCCTGCGAATTTAATATATTCATACACAGAAGATCCTAATTTTGAAGACGTATACTATTTTGGCGAAGTTAAACAAATAAAATCTAACGAGCTTAAAAAACAATTTCCAGAATTAACTGATGAAGAATTTGATCAAATAGTAAAACAATCTTCAAACTATAATAATTACGATTACACAAACAACGATTCTAACGATACAGTAGACACTAATACTCTTACTGTATTATATTTTAATTGGAAAAGCTGGGAACAAAGTGTATATAAAATAAAAGAAACTGCTTCTGGTGCTTTAAAAGCAATTAAAAAAGATGATACTTTTAATCCGCCTAAAGACCAAAGAACAAGATTTGAAAAAGTAGCGCAGGCACAAGAGGTCATATACGAAGGCGTAATGGCCTTAGGGTCTAATAAACTACTTAAGTGGAAAAAAGCATCTAATATGGTGCGTCCCAGTTCTAATGTTAATCGTGTAATGATGAATTACATTGTTAGCGCCCCTAGAATGTATAAAGGGAAGATCGAAAGTTTAGTTAGCCGAATGGTAACTTATGCTGATCTTATACAGCTAACTCATTTAAAATTACAGCAAGTAATACAAAGAATGACACCTTCTGGTGTTTATGTAGATGCTGACGGTCTAGCTGAAATTGATCTTGGCAATGGAACAAACTATAATCCACAAGAGGCTTTAAACCTATATTTCCAAACAGGATCTATTATAGGTAGGTCAATGACCCAAGACGGCGATATGAATGGAGGTAAGGTGCCAATTCAGGAATTGCCAGGGGGCGGTGGCCAACAAACTCAGTTATTAATCCAAGCATATAATTATTATTTACAAATGCTAAGGGACGTAACTGGTTTAAACGAAGCTAGAGATGGTAGCGATCCAGATCCCTATGCGCTCGTAGGTGTTCAAAAGCTTGCGGCTGCAAATTCGAATACAGCAACAAGGCATATATTGCATAGCTCATTATATATAACATCTTCATTAGCTGAAGCAATATCTATACGTATTAAGGACGTATTAGAATACCACCCGCAAAGAGATGCATTGATTGGTGGTATTGGTAGGTTTAGCGTTGGAGCATTAAAAGAAATGGATAAGCTTCATATGCATGACTTTGGAATTTTCTTAGAATTAGATCCAGATCAAGAAGAAAAACAGCTAGTAGAAAATAATATACAAGCAGCTCTTTCGAGGGATCAAATACATTTAGAAGATGTAATTGATATTAGACAAGTTAAAAATATAAAACTAGCTAACCAATTATTAAAATATAGAAGAGCTAAAAAAGAAGCTACTGACCAATTAAAAGCGGAAAGAAATATAGCTGCACAATCTCAAGCAAACGCGCAAGCTGCTCAAGCTGCTGAATTAGCTAAGGCTCAAGCAGAAAACTTAAAGGTTGAGGCTAAAGGTAAATTAGCTCAATTGCAAGCAGAACTTGATGTTAAAAAATTAGAAAGAGAGGCAGCAACTAAAAAAGATTTAATGCAATATGAATTTGATTTAAATGTAAAGCTTAAAGAAATGGAGCTTGACGCTAAAAAACAAATTGAATTGCAAAAACCTCCATCTAATCCAGAGCCAAGGAAGGGTTTTGAGTCTTCAGGCAATGACGTATTAGGTGGTATTGACCTTAGCAGATTTGAGCCAAGGTAAAATTTTTAAATTATTATATATTATTAAATTATGGCAAAATGGACAGTTAAAGGCGTAGTCGAAGACGAGCCTAAAACAAAACAACAAACAGAGCAAGCGGTTCTTGACAAAGCTGTAGAAAAAGGAGAAATAACTCCAGAATCTGCAGGTAAAGAATCAGAAGAAACACCAAAAATTGATTTAGATGCCCTTCAGAAGCAAAGCACAGATGAGGTTCCTGTACGCGACGAATCCACAACTAGCGAAGAAGTTCAAAAAGAAAACGCCGAAGAGCAAGATGAAAGCTCTACCGGAGAAGATACGGAAAACGACTCGCCGATTGAGATCATCACTGAAGAGGAACCTGCGGAAATAAAAGATCAGCCTAATGTTGATGAAAATACCGCAAAAGTAAATGAACAACCAGAACCTGTGGAACAACCACAAGTAGAATTACCAGAAGGCATAGATAAACTTTTAGAGTTTATGAATGATACTGGAGGCTCCCTAGAAGATTATGTTAATATGAATAGGGATATTTCTAAATTGCCTGAAGGTGAATTATTAAAACAATATTATTCTCAATCAAAACCTTGGGACTCGCAAGAAATTAGTGAATATATGGAAGATAATTTTTCATATAGCGAAGAAGAAGACGACCCAAGAGAAATTCGCGCTAAAAAACGCGCTTTTAAAGAAGAGCTACATAATGCTCGTGAGTTTTTTAAAAATCATAAGGAAAAGTATTACGCGGATCTTAAGTTAAACCGCCAAAAAGAAATTCCTTCTGAATATCAAGAAGCTTACGAAGCTTATAGTGGATATACAAAGGAACAAGAATTAAACAAACAACTAAACCAGATTTTTTTAGAAAGAACAGATTCTGTATTTAATAATGACTTTAAAGGATTTGATTTCCAAGTTGGAGATAATAAATATAGATATAAAGTCAATAATATTAATGAAACAAAACGTTTGCAATCTGATATTTCTAACTTTATCAAACCATTTATGAATGATAAAGGTGAAATTGGGAATGTCGCTGGTTATCACAAAGCTTTATTTGCAGCAAGTAATGCAGATAAAATAGCCCAGCATTTTTATGAGCAAGGCCGTGCCGATGCACTAAGACAAAATGCTAAAGAGGCTAAAAACATTGATATGACACCGCGACAAGAAGGTACAATACAAACAAAATCTGGCCAAAAATTTAAAGTTGTTTCGGGAGATTCTAGTTCAAAACTAAGAATTAAACTAAAACAATAAAGACTTAAAAAATGGCTTTAACAACTGGAATTGAAAATTTAACTCCCTCGCCTAGTAAAGGGACGTTATTCCAAGGTAACTATATTACCGATTTTGACTTTACAAAACAATTTTTACCAGACGTATACGAAAAAGAAGCTGAGATTTACGGAAATCGTTCTATCTCTTCTTTCTTGCGTATGGTGTCTGCTGAGATGCCTTCTGCATCTGACGAAATCAGATGGGTTGAGCAAGGTAGACTACATATTCGTTATGAGGATGTAGCTTTAGCAACTGCTGGTGCTGATGGCACCGTAGTATTTACTGTAAGCTTTGCTGCAAATCCTGATGCCGTAGCTTATGCTGCTGGTGCTGCTCCTGCTGTACGTGTAGGACAAACTATTATGGTACAAGGACAAACTTCAGCTAACGCTGCCACTGGACCCGTGCTTAAAGGTGTGGTAACTGTAGCTGGTGCTGCTGCTGCTGGAGATACTGGTACTTTTACTGCTGTATGTTATACTGCTGCTAACTTTAACGCTGTAACTAGTGCTGCTTCTTACGATCATGCAACTGTACTTGTTTATGGTTCTGAGTTTGCAAAAGGCACTGATGGAATGGACGGTTCAATTGACGCATCTTACAGCTCTTATACTAACAAGCCAATTATCCTAAAAGATAATTACGCTGTTAATGGATCTGATACTGCACAAATTGGATGGATTGAAGTTACTTCTGAAAACGGAGCTTCTGGTTACCTATGGTACCTAAAGTCTGAGCACGAAACTCGTCAGAGATTTGAAGATTATCTAGAAATGGCTATGGTAGAAGCTGTAGAAAAAGCTGGTGCAGCTGGATCTGGTTTTCCATCAAACATTACTGGTTCTGAAGGGCTATTTGCTGCTCTAGAAGATAGAGGAAATGTATTTACAGATCTTTCTGGAGATACTGATCTTTCTGACTTTGATACTATTCTTAAGCAACTAGATAAAAATGGTGCTATTGAAGAAAACATGATCTATGCAGATAGAGATTTGTCTTTGTCTATTGATGATGGACTAGCCACTAAGAATTCTTATGGAGCTGGTGGTACATCTTATGGTGTATTTAACAATTCTGAAGAAATGGCGCTTAATCTAGGATTTGCAGGGTTTAGAAGAGGTTCTTATGACTTCTATAAAACTGACTGGAAATATCTAAATGATTTTGCTACAAGAGGTGGATTTGGTGATGTTGAAGGTGTTATTATTCCTGCTGGTACATCAACTGTATACGATCAGCAACTAGGTCAAAATATTAAAAGACCTTTCTTGCATATTCGTTATAGAGCATCTGAAACTGATGATAGAAAAATGAAAACTTGGATTACTGGTTCTGTAGGTGGAGCTTATACTTCTACTACTGACGAAATGAGAGTTTCTTTCCTATCTGAAAGATGTTTGATTACTCAAGGAGCAAACAACTTCTTCTTATTGAAAGACTAATCATTAATATAAGGGATGGGGCGTGTTAAAGCGCCCCTACTCTTATTTATTTTATTAAATTATATTATGAAAAATTGGGAAGTAAAGGATAGAACATATGTCCTTAAAGGCGGTTTATCTCCGCTGACATATACCATCAAATCAAAAGGTATTTTGTGGTTTGATGAAGATAAAAAAATTAATCGTGAAATACGATATGCTACTAATCAAAATTCTTTGTTTAGAGACGAACAAGATGAATTTGCAAGGCTATCACATATTACATTTAGGAATGGCGTATTATATGTTCCTAGAACTGATGTAATGCTTCAACAACTTATGTCAATATATCATCCTAAAAAAGATGATCTTTATGAAGAAATTGACGAAGTACAAGAGGCTATTGATGAAGTTGAAATAATTGAGTTTGAATTGCAGGCCATGAAACTTGTTCAAGAATTAGATATAGAGCATTTGGAAGCAATACTTAGAACTGAAATTGGTTCCGATGTAAGCAAAATGTCTTCAAAAGAAATTAAAAGAGACTGTTATTTATTCGCTAAAAATAATTCTAAGCTATTTATTGAGGTAGCTAATGATGAGGATATTAAATTACGTAATTTAGCAAATAGGTGTGTAGAAGCTGGTATAGTTCATTTAACTGATAATAATACAGTATTTAAATGGGCATCAAACGGCAAAAAGATTTTAACAGTGCCTTTTGAAGAGCATCCATATACTGCGTTTGCACGATTCTTTAAAACAGATGAAGGTGTTGACGTTATGAAGGCAATTGTTAAAAAGCTTTCATAGAATACTAGGTTATAGCTATTCGTTTAGCTATAACCATCTAATAAATAAAACAACAAATGGTAAGTATAGATAATGTTTACAAAACAGTTTTAAATATCCTTAATAAAGAAAATAGGGGTTATATTGTACCGCTGGAGTTTAATACACTTGCACTTCAAGCTCAAAGTGAAATATTTGAAAGTTATTTTTCTTTAAGAAATTACGTAGTATCAAATGATTCGGAGTATTCTGATATTAGAAGAAATACAGAAGAAAAAATTGCTTTATTTGAAAACGAAGAAACAATAGCTACTAGCACTTTTTCAAATGCAGAAGGTAACACAACAAGCAGTTATTATGCTTACCCTACTAATTTTTATAGATTAAGCAGCGTATCTACAGGTGGTATATATGTAGATGAAACTACAAATAAAAATATACTATATTTAAACCGATCACCTTTAATGAAGCCAACGGTAAAAAACCCGTTGTATGTAAGGCATGAATCGGGGCTTGTAATATATCCAACTACTGGTATAACAGAAATACTAATAAATTATATTAGGAAGCCTGCGGAGCCAAAATGGGTTGGAGGTACAACAGCTGGACAAATTATAGCAAATACAGGTGCTAGTGATTATCAAAACTTTGAGCTTCACAGTTCTGAGTTTCCTGAATTAGTTATTAAAATATTAGCCTACGCAGGCGTTATTATAAGGGCAGCAGATGTAGCTCAGGCAGCAGCAGCTAAAGAACAACAAATAATTCAATCTGAACGATAATGGCAGAAACAAGAAAACTATATAACGAAAGAGCTTACTATGCAGATCAGCAAGGCGACACTGCAAATATTCCAGCTGACTTTAAAGGATTGGGTTATTACAGAAGAACAAGCTTAGAAGATGTTATAAATAACTTTATTGTTGCGTACATAGGAGAAGACAAAGCATTAGCTAAGGTACCTCGTTATGAAGTAGACTTTTGGGCACAAAGAGGGGTGCAAGAGTTTAGTTATGATA